TGAAACTCAGACTCAAACTGTGCATCTGACAGAAGCTCGCGCTGATCGCGGAAGTATTTCGTTGTGAAGACCATTCTGTCGAGCTTCGGGTTGTAGTACTCGTAGTTGGACTCATCCGTGATCAGATCAAGCGCCGGAGCTTCGATGACCTTCATCCGCTTGCCCTGCTTCATCATCTCTTCCTGGGCACGACCGATTGGATCATAGAGTGAATAACGCGTACCGCACATGACGATAGGCGTTCCTTCAATCGCACGTCCGAAGACGTCGCCGCTGATGACTTCCCACTTCTTATCAAGCAGAGCTCTGTTCAGCGCCTCCTCACGGCCTTCAACGCAGTCATCGAGATACAGCAGGTTCGTCGCTTCGGAAAGACCGACCTGTGTGGAGTCAATAGATCTGCACATGACCGTCGGGAAGCGTGAGTTGGTCCGCAGGTTGAATGTCATCAGATCTGCAGATGTGGACCGCATGCGGGATTCCGGGAAGATGTCATAGAAGTGATACTCGGACTGCGGATCGAGATACTCAAGACAGCCTTTGTAGAACGAGTTCACAAGCGCCGAACCGGATCCTTCCATCAGTGTTGCGTTGTCCGGGCGTGATCCCGATATGAAGTTAACGAAGTTGATGCCTGTCTGCGATTTGCCTGATCGTTTCGGCATGGAGACCGACAGAAAGTCGAGCTCACCGTCAAACACCTGCTGATATGCCTGGATGATCCCGATGCGCTTGAGATAATGGGCTCTTGGCTGGTAGAACCGCGCCTTGGGATCCCTGTCAAACTCCATTGCGATCAGAAAGTCTTCAAAAGTGTCTCTGGCGCCGAAGACATATGATCTGTAAAGCAGTCTGCGGAATTTCTCTGCAAGCTCAAACTCATCCCACTCACCTGCTATCGCCATACCCGCTGTCAGCCGTTCCCTCAGATCAAGGTTCAGCATCTTCAGCAATGAGCGTCCTGTCTTACTGCGGTTGTTGTCTTCATCCATAGTGCAGAGCAGGCCGAAGAGGTCCTCATGCAGCCGCACATCTTCCGGACGGGAGTCCGCACGCGCCGACAGTCTGCTGAACAGCGTAATATCACTCTGATTGATTGCCATATGATCCTCCTGAATAAAAACAAAGGAGCTCCTGCAGTTAATGCAGAAGCTCCTATGAGCTGTGATCGGTTTTTAGCTGACTATTCAGCTGATCATGTTCCTGTATTTGTACCATGCCGCACGGCTGATGCCGAGCTCTTTATATCCGGCGCCTTCACGGATCCTGTCTAAGATCTCCTGTGATACTGCAGGCCTTCCTGCAGGACGTCCTGTTCTTGTAGATGTTCTTTTGCCTGTTTCAGGATCAACGGGCATGGCGTCAATCCCTTCACGCTGTCTCTTTCTGATCGTTTCACGCTCATGCTCGGCAAAGCTGGCGATGACTTCAATCATGATGTTGTTGAGCATATCTCCTAACCACTCTGAGCCTTCCGGCAATTCAATCATGGTTGTGGGGATGTCTAAGCAACGGACCGTGATGCCTCTGTAATGAAACTTCTGAAGTTCGGTCTTGACCAAATCCTTGTTTCTTCCTAAACGGTCTAAAGACTGAACTATCAGCGTGTCACCCTTCTGCATATCACGGCACATCTCCTTATACGCGGGGCGGTCAAAGTTCTTGCCTGATTCCTTATCGGTATAGACCTTGTCAACTGTGAACTGCTTAGCTGTTTCAAGCTGACGTGCAAGGTTCTGTTCCTTTGAGGATACTCTTGCGTAGAAAAATGTTGTCATGGCAGATGTCTCCTTCAGTGTGTACTATTCGATTTCGATTCCGTCCTTAGGTGTCGGGCTTGTGTCCGGCATAAGAACGATTTTATAACCGCAGCCTCTGAGCAGTTCAGCAGCGATTTTGGTGGTCATTGACTTTTGTCTGAATCTGTCTCCGATCACATGAGGGTCTTTTCCGAGTCTCTTTCCGAGTGTGGTGTAGTTGAGACCGGAGTCTTTTATGATCTTCTTAATTGCTTCAAATGTATCCATAACTAGCTCCTTATCTATTACGCTCTCATTATAGTAGGTCATAGGCTATATTTCAAGAGCCTTTTTATTTTTTGCGGTATTTTCGGCAGTCACCCGCCGCCCTGAGCCGCCCGCCATGCCCCACCCCCGCCAGCGATGCCAGAATACGCCAGGGGCCCGCCGGCCGCACGGATCCCGCACCGATCGCACCGGCAACGACACGCACCCGGGGCGAGACCCACAAATAAATCACATGAAAACGGCAGCGGCGCCCCTGGCAGCGGTTGCCAGCTATTAAGACACGCGGCGCGCATTGTCTACAAACGTACACATAAAAAGACAACCAAATAACGTGTGTTATAACCTACAAAAAGTAGCATATAGCCCTTGAAATAGTAGGTCATAACCTATATACTAATAGTGAAGGTAGGTTATGACCTACTAGGAGGCTTAACACATGGAAAAATACATAGTTGATGCTATTCAAAATCAAATTCCGGAAACATACACCGACGGCAACGGCGCGCACGCTATCCCGCGGTTATTCGACCCGACCCGCCAGCGCTGCAGCACTGACAATTCTAAAACCGGTATCATCTCATGCTCATTATTAGCCGGAAAGAACACACATAAATATGACGGATACACGCCCGCCGCACTGGCAGCGCTGCCGCCCGTCTCCGGCTCATGTAATTGTGATTGCGTAGATGAGAACGGAAAGCCCGCATGTTATGCAAAAGTCATGACACGGATCCCGGAGGTATTTATAAAATTTTACCTTAACACAATTGAAATCAGACTTGACCCGGTGAAATTCTTTGAACTTGTGGAGACTGAAATATTTAGCGGCCCCGAATTAACGCACCCGCGCATGTTTAGAATCAATGACAGCGGCGACATTGACAGCACCGCATACCTGGCGGCATTAACCGATATGATGAAACGGCACCCCGGCACAAGATACGGCACCTATACCAAACGTGATGACATTGTAACGCCGGAAATCATCGACACGTTACCCGACAACCTGACATTAAGTTGTAGCCCATGGAAAAACATATCTAAACCAATTGGAAACCTGGCACAATTCATTTATGATGACGGCACGGATCCCGAAATTGCCGCGCTGCCGCATTGCCCCGCGGTAGATCGGAACGGCAACCGCACCGGCGTTAAATGCTGCCAGTGCACACATTGTTATACAGCTAAACCCGGCGACCGTTGGGCGGTATACGCTCACGGCCCCGCACGCAAAAAGGCCGGAAAGGCCGGAAAGGATGAGACAAAATGAAAAACACAATGCACCCCGCCGAACGTAAAGCCCGCGCTATGTTAGCAGCGGCGCCCCTTGCGGATCTCCTTGACGAATGGGAATTAACAACCGATAACAATGATCCAAATATTTACACCGTGCGCGGCTGGCTCATGGATGAGATACAGACGCGTTGCCCGCTTGCATTTAATGCATGGTTAGACAGCTCCACAAGCGCCGACAATGAGTTAAGATATTTCATTGATAATATCAAATCATAAGAACGGCCCGCGGGCCGTTTTTCCACAAAATACGGAGGTATATAGACATGACAAAATACACATACACAACGCCGCCGGGCGCGCTGTTATCCGGCAGCCTGGCGGGCATTATCAACCGTAAAGAGTTTAATCAATTACCCGCCAGCGCGGCGGCCGTCGGTTATGAAATCGACAGCGGCGCGCCCGTATATATCGACCTGGCGACCGCGCCGCATGTACTAATAGCCGGTACAACCGGCAGCGGTAAAAGCGTAACAATGCATGATATCATCATTTCACTGTTATACAAAAACACACCGGCAACCGCTGAATTGTATCTAATCGACCCTAAATATGTTGAGCTGTCAATATATGGCGGCGCGCCGGTAATCCGTGGCATTGTAACGGATCCCGCCGCCGCGCTGGCGCTGCTATCCCGTATACATGCTGAAATGATGAGACGCTATAAACGCATGCGGCGGGCCGGTCTCCGGAACGTAGCACAAACGGAATATAAACGCATTTATATATTTATCGACGAACTAGCCGACTTGATGTTTCAATCCAAAAAGGAAACCGAAAAATATATATCAAGTATAGCCCGGTTGGGCCGCGCGGCTGGCGTGCACTTAATCATAGCAACGCAACGCCCGACGCGCGACGTATTAACCGGACAGATTAAATTAAACATTCCGTGTCGCCTGGCGCTTGCGGTACCGGCAGCGGTTGACAGTGTAACGATATTAGGCCATAAAGGCGCGGAAATGCTGCCGGGCCGCGGCGCTGCTATCCTTAAAAAGCCCGATAGCATTGTGACAGATCGCATTCAATGCGCATTTATAAGCGATTCAGAAATCAATTCAGTAATTGAATATTGCCGCCGCCAGGCGCCGCCGCGGCGCCGCTTATGGCCGTAAATCTAACCGGATATATAATTATCCGGTTTTTATTATGCAATTACCATAACCGCTTAAAACGCTAAAATAAGCCCATTTCAGCCCGTTTTAAGCGGTTTAGCGTATATCATGAATGAGATATCAAAGAAATAAAAGGCCGCTTTAAATGAGCTTAAAACGGCCTTATTTTGATTATCTTTTCATAGGTTATTAGATATTGCTTTATCGGTTTTTCATTAATCGATTAGCTAATATCCGATAACCGCATATCAGATTTCAATTAACTCTATGGTTTTTCAATCCGGTCTGATCAGGCGCTTCAGGAGCACTTTATCAGAAATCATCGTCTTCTGCGCTTTCTGCGATTTTTTCGATTTTTTTCTGCGGTTCTTCTGCGTCAACGTCGATCACATCCGCGTATCTGGCCCGCAGCTCTTCTGCAGATTTTCCTTCCAGAGGATCGTTCATTTGTAGCTCGTTATGCACCTCAACCTTCTGCTTATACCCAAAATTGTTGCTCATTAGGAATATACCCGCTACAGGATTGATCTTGCCATTCTGCATATATGACTCCATCATTTCCTCTAAAATCTGCTTGGCTTTTTTGATCGTGTCAGTATGTGTTGAGCTCCTCGTACGTCCTGAACACCAATCTGCAAAGGTATTACGCGTTATACCAAGACTGTTGCAGAGGCCCGCAACCGTAGGTTTAAGATCCTGAGCGATCGCTCTTCTGAAGTAGTCATTGATTCTGTCCTCAACCTGGACAGGATCCGAAATATCAATCGGAGGAAGATCCGCATTTTCCAGTGCAAACCGCAGATATCTGGCATTATCCCCCGGCTCTGTAACCACATCATGATCCGGCCGTTTAACCCCTTTAACACCCATCGTCACTTTCTCCTTTTCTGTATCCAAGCCCGTTGAACATGATTTCAAGCTCCTGAAGAGCCGTTTCATCAAGCGGACCGAATACCTCTTCTGTCACGTTATTGTGCCTGCAAAGCTCCGCAAAGGCCTCTGACGTGTCAATTATACACTCTTCCCACGCCTTCAGCGTTGCTTTGTCATGTCTGGCATCTTCTTCACTCGTTGTCCACGGAAACTCAATCATTCTGCATCCTTTCCGCTATGTCAGCTCTGATCGCTTCGATCAGCTCTCTCTGTGAATCATTCTTTCTGTCCAGAGCTCTGATCACATTCTCGTCTGCTGTTCTGCTGCAGATGATTCTGTGAATCTGAACCCTGTTCTTCTGTCCCTGTCTGTGAAGTCTGGCGTTAGCCTGCTGATACATCTCCAGTGAATAAGTCAGGCCGAACCACACAATGATATGTCCGCCATCCTGAAGGTTCAGACCATGGCCCATACTTGCCGGATGGACCAGAAGCAGCCGGATCTTCCTGTCATTCCAATCCGCTATATCTTCTGCGCTGCTGATCGTCCGCGGATCATATGCCTTAAACCGCTCAAGAAGTCTTGAATAGTCATGCTTGTACCAGTAGAAGACCATCACAGGATCTTCTGTGCTTTCCAGTATTTCTTCCAGCACATCCAGCTTCTGATCATGGAAGATCTGAACATCGCCGTTCTCATCATAGACCGCACCGTTTGCAAACTGCAGCAGCTTACCCGCCAAAGCTCCGGCATTCACACCGACGATATCCGACTCTTCGCAGCTCAGGATAAAATCTTTTTCAAGCTGAACATACTTCTTTCTGTCTGTTTCAGCAAGTTCAAAATAGTGATCAATCACAGATGACTCCGGCACGCTCAGCCAGTCTTCTGCTTTCATGCTCATGCTGATGTCGCCGATCGCTTCAAATACCTGATCTTTCGCCCCCGGTCTTGGATCCCATTGATAGATGATCATCCCGTTCCGCTTGCCCGGTGTCTCATACCTGTATCTGAATGCTGTCATTGATTTGCCCAGCCGCTCACCCTGATCAAGCAGGAAGATCTGCGGCCATAATGCTTCAAGACTTCCGGTCGGCATCGGTGTGCCGGTCAGCTCGATCAGATATGAAACATCAGGTGTCACTTTTCTCAAAGCCTTGAACCTCTTTGAACTGTATGACTTGAAACTTGAAGACTCGTCAATCACGATACAGTCAAACGGCCAGTCCTTCGCGTACCGTTCAATCATCCACTGGACGTTCTCACGGTTGATCGTCACTACATCTGCGTCAGATTCAATTGCCTTCTGTCTTTCTGCAGCTGATCCGACCGCCACCGCCAGGGTGAGCCCTTCTGCGAAATCCCACTTCTTCACTTCACGCTTCCATGTGTCAAGTGCTACAAACTTCGGCGCTATGATCAGAACCCTGCTGATCGCAAACTCATCCATCAGCTGACTGATTGCATATAAGGTGACCGAAGTCTTGCCGAGTCCCATATCAAGACACAGCAGTGAACGCGGATGACACAGCAGGAAGTCGATCGCTTTCTGCTGATACTCATGTGGTGTGTAAATCATGTTTTCATCATCTCCGTCAGAAGACGGTCAACATCTTCGCGTGTATCAAGAACAACACACTTCTGCCCCTGTGCCTCAATCTGTGACATGACCTTCTTCTGTAAGGCTCTGGCCTTCTCATTCGGTGCCTTTGTCTCGGCAAAACAGATCTGTCCGTTCAGCATCACAATCCGGTCCGGTACTCCGTTAAATCCTGGACTGATCCACTTCAGGCATATGCCGCCGAGCCTTTTTGTTTCTTTCTTCAGATGATGCTCGATTTCTTTTTCCATACCCATAATACATCTCCTTTTAGATGTGCAACGTCCTGCAAGGTCAATAGTAAACTTTTTCTTATATGTTTTATTTTCTCCCGTGAATAACACTTTTATAATTGACTTTGAAGTACATTGTATGTTGGGTCGGATCATAAAACTTTTTCAAAAAATGTCATGATCCGACCATGTATACAATGTCAGCAACATCTATTTTTAAAAATCTTCTCCGTCATCAAAACATTCAGTTTCTGATTTTATCGTTAAACCTTTGATCATTCTGATCCTTTTCCGGTTGAAACGTTTGAATCCTTGCCTGTCAACCATGCTATAAAAGTCAGCTGTTGATCGGCAATAATCGCCCGTCCCCTCGCAGTGAAGCCGGTATGCGTCATACAGTTCACGCGATTTGCACTCCATCGTTTCTCCGACAACGCACTCCTCTTCGATGAAGGACCCGAACCAGTCGTTGCTGTCTATG